CTTTAAAAATCAATCATATTATCATAATATGTATGTTTATTGTGTTTTCGTTGAAATAATGGACATTATTTCACATTTCTGTTCATTTGAGAGAATGTTAATAACATCTTTTGTTTTTGAGTCAGAGTATTTAAAATATTCTTTCACAGCAAGAAATTCTTCTTCGTTTTCTTTCTTTAGCCATTTACTATATCTTTTTCTTTTTCTTAAAACGTTGACATAATAATCAAACTGCATCTTTTTTGGAGCAGTATTGTGAAAATTTATCAAATTAGAATGAAGAATTGTGTCGGGAAAATAAGACAAACACCTATTTATAACAAAGGGAGTATAATCTTTGACGTTACATTCTTCGTCCAAAAGAGACTCTTTGGTATAATTTATCGCTGTAAGGTAGTCGCTTAATTTCATTTATTTTTAACTAAATTTATGATTGATTCTTTAATCAGTTTAATTTTACCATTTGCTTCAGATAATTCTCCCATTAAAATTGTCTTGGTTTCATTTTTGAGAAGATCCTTTTTGGTAAATTTGGTCCCATAAAATTTGTCCCCCTGATCTGCCCAATCATCTTTCCTTAGTTTAACGTGTGTGACAAAATACGTTGGTTTTCTGTTAACTTCTTCCCACGATACTAACAGAAAATCTCCCTCTCTTTTAGAATAACTCCCCCCGATCCAATACTCTCCTTTTGTTGTTTTTATTTCAAGAGGAGTGTTGGTGTCAGAAAATAAAATATCTGGTTTGAGACTATCACTTCCGGCCCGTTCTATGTTTATATTTTTATCGTTAAAGTGATTATAAAAAGCAGATTCAAACAACTGAGAAACCAATTCCGATTTTGTCTTTGTTGAAAATTCTATTCCATTTCGTTTTAGTGATCTAAAAAGAGACATTCTCTGTTTTTCTACTAGTCGTATTATACCTAAGAAGTTTTCTTTGTTTAATAATTTTTTTATATTCATTTAAACTCACAATTCATCATTAATTCAACTATACACGAAACTAAGTTAATTTCATGATCTGCTACAAATGCATTTTTGTATTGATATTCAGCCAACACTAAAACAGCCTGTGGGATGCTTGAGGATACGAAATGTTCATATAATCCATCATAAATTTTTCTAAAAATTTCTTGGGGGGAGTTGTCCGAATTTTCAATAACCCATTTTCTTGCTTCTGTGAAATCTTTATTTTTCATTGCTCCCACAAGAGTTTTTATTTGGACATCCCCAAGAGAAGATAGAATTCCGGTATCAACGGTCCCCAACACTGAATATCGTTGAACTTCGTTGATAACCCTTCGGAAATCTGGAAAATATTTCATAATAAGTTCACCTAAAACTTTTTCATCATATGAAATGTTTTCGGTGTCTAAGATGTATTTTAATCGTTGAAGAAAACCAAGAGCAATTGTTGGTTTTTCTTCTTTAGGAATGCTAAATGTAATATTGGTACATCGAGAATGAAGGGGTTCGATGATTTTATTTTTATAATTGCAGGTTAATATGAACCTGCAATTATTTGCAAACTCTTCGATAAATCCCCGCAGTGCTGGTTGTGTTGATTGAGAATTAGAATAATCAAATTCGTCCAATATCACAACCTTTTTATCTCCACTAATAGAAATTGTACTTGCAAAATTTCTAATCTTGGTTCTTAGAGTATCAATGTTTCCGTCTTCAGAGCAGTTGATTATCATGTAATCTGCTCCAACATCATTGCATAATGCTCTTGCTACTGTTGTTTTCCCCACACCAGCACTTCCAGACAGCAACAAATTGTGCATTTCATGTTGCTTTACCATTTCTTGAAATGTTGTTTTTATTTCAACAGGAAGAATACAATCGGATATAGTTTGGGGTCGGTATTTTTCAACAAAAAGAAAGTTTTCTTTAGTCATTGGTTCATTCTGTATATGTGGAATCTGATTCTAGTGCAATCCAATAATCAAGTTCGATGTCATTGTTGGTAAATTGACTTACTCCCATATCGCTAACCCGTACTGAATAGTCACCGGGAAGAATTTTTAGATTCTCAGCCTTGAAGTAAAACGAATAATCTGAAGAGCCTGCATCATCTCCAACAACAATAGAATAATTATTTGAAGTAATATCGGTCTTATCGACTGCAACCAGTTCAATGTTTCCGTTGTTGCTTTGAAGAAGAAGATCAGAAAGTTGAAGAACTGCTGATGCCTTCATAATTTCATTAAATGCAGAATTGGTCAGTTCAAAAGAAACAACAGGAGTAGGCATCTTAACAGTCTTGTCTGTTGTAGTTAACAGACGAGGATCTGAATAGTAGTACTTGACTGACGAACCAGAACTCTCAATATACAGATAATTATCTTCAAAGAAGAATGTGGGATCAGAAAATAGACTAATAGTACCTAACAGTTTTGGGAGATCCCAAATACCAAATTCACAATCGAATTCTTCTGAAATTGTCGCATTTGCCATAATATTCTTCATGGGCGAGACGGTTCGAATTTGGTTTCCAGAAGAAATTAAAATATTTGAATTAATCGTTGCAAAATTCTTAAGAACATTAAGAGTTTCTTTTGAAAGTTTCATTCCAGTTTGTGTTGTCATAATATAACCTTTCCTTTTCAGGTATTGTAATTAAATTTAAAAATAAATCAACTATTCATTTTCAATATAATCTTGGTATAGATATGGGTCAATGTTTCCCCGCGATAATCCATCCAAGAATCTCTTTTCTGTGTGTCTTCGAGAACGCTTTTTATTTTTTTTGTTTCCTCGCCCGCGAATTGCCGAATAATCTTCATTAGAAAAATTACTCTTTGATTTATTCTTTTTTTTATTTTTCATTTTAAAACTCTTCTATGACCTCCATTAAAGTTGATAGTTTATTTTTGATAAAATAATTTAAAATTTTTCCTCGATTTCCCGCCAGTTCTTTTCTGAACTCTTCGATTATATTAGACTCTGTGTCTTCTGGTATTTCAAAAAGATTAATAAGTCTGTTGTTCCTCTTCCAATTATCTCGCTTTTCTATATCACCAGACTTAATTTCCTCAAACAATGATGCGACGACTTTCTTTGTCATCCTCTTTTGTCTCTTATCACTAACAACAAAAGTATCATCGTCAGACAAGACGTTTGGAACACCATCACTTCGATCTCCTCGGAGAAGATGCTCATATAAAAATATTTTAGGATTTTCACACTCTACCATTTTTTTCTGTAATGGACTCCATTGAGATATGCCACTGAGCAGTTGTAATTGCTGGAAGTCCTTGTCTGAAGACACAATCATCATTTTTTCTTCCTGATAATAATGTCTGCATAAGATTGCAATAATATCATCGGCCTCTACTGCATCAACCGAAATGTTCTTATATGGGAATGTATCTTTAAATTCTATTCTCAATTCATCAAACAAAGAATGAATATTATTCCAGTCAAATGAATCAGATTTTCTTTTATCTTTTCTGTTTTGTTTATATTGTGGGAAGAATTCTCTTCTCCAAGAACCTTTGCTGTCATTACAAATGACAAGTTCTCCGTATTCTTTTCCAAATTTCTTTTTATATACTCTGTAAGAATTTAATATCAGATGTCGTAGCATCTCTTTGTTAATTTCACCTTCTGATTCCATTAACTGAAAAATACACGATAACATGATCTGGTTGTTATCAATTAATATAATTTCAATATTCCTTCATTTTAAAATTCGACCCACTGCTTATTAAATCCATCATCGATGTATTTCATCAACAAACCTGTGGTAGTATCCAACCATTCATCACCGTGATTGGGGTTGGGTGGTGGTGCAGTTCGAGAGGAGTGGTTTATGGATTCTTTATCGTTTATAAAATTCCATCCATATTCCTCCCCCTCATCCGGTTCATAACCAGAAACAGTTTTTGTGGCGACGAATGTGTCGCCATGCCAATTTACAATATCATCCTTATGATAAACTTTTAGAGTACCATCCGGATTATATCTTTTATATTTACTTACTTTATCCATTTTTCTTGTTCTTTTTAGATGCCTCTTTCCCTCTTTCAATAGCATCTTCAAGCATTCTAAGTTTCAGATCCGCCCACCCTCGCATATGGATTCTATCTTCTTTGTTTGTGTTTCTTTGATAAAAGAAAGTGGTGTCGGTTATAAATTCATAAATGGGAGTTTTGTCCCAAAAGAATTTAACCCGAATGTCCCTACCCCTTTCAAATATCGGATATTCGTCTTTAGATGCAGTTTTATATATTCGCAAAGACAGCCGAGTAGATAATATACCCATTCCTGCTTTGATATATTCTTTATAAGACATGCTACTCTTTGTGCTGATGGAAACTTTATTGTTGGTCATGATTCTACCATTATTTATTATGATTTGATCTTTGTGAAATTGTTTTTCTTTTCAAAAACGATATGTCGGTCAAACTTGTCACTCATTGTATCAGATTTATGAGAGATTACAAATATATTTGCCTTTTTTCCCATCCCTTTCAATATATTTAGAAATTCCTCTGTTCCAACGGCATCCAAACTAGAATCAAACACTTCATCTAAAACCAAAAGATTACAATTGACGCTATTCTTTAAGCGTGCAATCTCTCTCCAAGCCAGCAAAAGAGATAAATCAATACGGAGTCTCTCCCCTTCGCTAAAACTTTGGTAAGTAAATTCATCTCTAAATCTACTTTTAATGGTTTCGTTGAAACTCTCATCTAATGTAAATTGGCAAAAGAAATTCATTATTGAAAGATACTTATTAATCAGTTTATTCATAATTGGAAGATAATGCTTTATAATTTTAGACTTAATTCCTGTATCTTTCAGGAGACTGGATCCTATATTATAATAATGCATATCATCAATTAAATCTTTTCTTTTCTCGATTTGTTCTTGGGCTTCTTCTATAAGTTCATTGAGTTTAAGTGTCTCCTCAACGATTTCATTTTTTTCATTAATAATCGAAGTCATCTTGTCGTCAAGACTGGAGATATACTTTATAGTAGCGGATATATTATTTTTACTTTCAGAAATTATATCTTCGAATTTCTTTATTTTCTTAATAATGTTATCGATTTCCTGTAGTCTACCTTCAGTTTTCTCGATAAGAACATCTAAATCAGAAAGATTTTCTGACAATGTTTTAATATTATTTTGATTATCTTTTAAAATGTCATTTTTATATGACTCTTTTATGTTTTGACTACACGATGGGCATGTATTGTTTTTTTCATAAAAAGAAATATTCTTTTCGTGCAATTTAATGTTTCTCTTGGTGTCTTGTGTTTGGTCTTCTAATTCTTTTAGTTTATCAATTTGTTTTTGTTCATCCGAAACTGTTAATAGAAGAGAATCAATATTGTCTTCAGATTCTTTTACTTCTTCTTTAAAATCGGATACTTGTTTGTTTGAATATTCTATTTCTTTTTTGTATTCTTTAATCGACTCGCTTGATCTGTCTTCTATTGTAGAAATTATTTTTTGTTGGTTCTTGGTCTTTTCTTTTAGTAGTTCAATCTTATGGTCTACTGTTTGCAAATCTTCTCTAATAGTCGATAGTTTTATTTTTAATAAACCATTCATAGAAGAAAATACATCAATGTATAATAGAGTTTCAACGACGGATCTTCTATCGGATGCCGTCAATTGCATAAATGGAATGTAATTAGATGACCCCAAAATTACAACCTGACAGAATGATTTGTAGGTCATTTTAAGGATTTGTTCTTCTAATATTTTTTGATAATCTTTTGACTTTGAGTCTTGCGGTATGAGTTCGTCGTTCTTGTATATTTCAAACAATTTTGGCTTCAGTCCCCGAACCACCTTAAAATTATTTGAACCAACCGAAAACTCAATCTCAGTAACACAATTTTTGTTGTTAATAGAATTAACTAATTGTGGTATATTATTTCTTCTAAAGGATTTACCAAACAGTGAAAATGTTAAAGCATCCAGAAAAGTGGACTTACCACTCCCGTTGTTTCCAGAAAATAGTGTTGTGTTTGATTTTGTCAGATCAAACTCTATAAAATGATTTCCGGTTGAGAGAAAATTCCTCCACCTAATCCTCTCAATAATCATATTGATAGTGATTCCATATACAGGTCTTTGATAATCTTTTTCATCTTATCTTTATCGTAAATTTCTTCAGACGAATTGATTTCGTTATTTATAAGGGTAATTGTGTCTTGTCCAAGATCAACCAATTCCTTATCGTTAGGATCTGAATCATCAAAATTTTCAATTATATTAACATCTGCTGGATTGAATGAATACATTTTCTCTAAAAACTGATCAAAACTGTTTGGGTGTTTTCTGCAATCGATATACAATTTAACATAACAATTTTCTAGGTATTCAAAATTCATATTTGTTACTTTATGGGGACCATCGTTGTCGTCATATCTCAACACATGAAACATATTATGTGGATTTTTAATAAAATCAATATTTCGATCTTCTGTATTAAACACATGAAATCCTTTTGTTTCTGCGATATCAGAAAACGTCATTTGATACTGTGTTCCTAAGTAATATACATTATGTCTGCTTTGTTTACAATGAAAATGTCCCGAAAAAACTTTTTCATATCTATCGAATAAAGATGAATTCATTCCTCCTTGGTGTTTTATTCCACGAAGAACTTCATATCCATCTAATTCTAGATGTCCTACCAATATGGGAGCAGATGCTGTTTTGATGAATTTTAAAGAATTATCATAATTCTCTTTATTTACCCATGGGAGAAGTGCAAGTTTTAACCCATCAAAATCCACAACAGTGGGTGTGTCATATATGGTTATGTCATCTCCAAACAATTCTTTAATTGAATTAACTCTATTGGTGTTCTTATAGTAAACGTCATGGTTTCCTAATATACAATGGAAATTTATATTTCGGTCATGGAGTTTGGTGATAAATCTTTCCCTAATCTGATGGAGAATATTAAAGTTAACAAACTTCCTTCTGTCCATCAGATCACCAGCATGAATAATAGTTTTGATATTATTTTCATCCAAATAAGGGAAAAGAACCTCATCAAAAAATTTCATAGAATAATCAAAGAATATTTGAGAATCACCCCTGATGCCAAAATGGGTATCATT